CGCGTCCACTGCTCGTATGGTAAACGTCATAGGGAGTGAAAAACCCCAAGACGCTTATGCAACTATTGCAGCAAAAAGCATGGACGCAATCCCTGATCGGCTAAAACCCCACTGGGATAGAAAGGTGACCAAGCGTTGTGTGATGACCATACCATACAATGCTAAACCTTTCTCTAACCGATCTTATATCAGGGACGCCTTCAAAGAGAAAGGTGTAGATGTAAGTAAAGAAGAACTAACACAATGCGTAAAAGCTGTAAGGGATGCTATGAATATGGTAGTTCCCGGAGCTATGAACGTAATGAAATGGATAGAGACAGAGATAGCTCGAGCAATACGAACTGGAGCTGACGAGATAAAATGGACAACTCCTTCAGGATTTAATGTAAATCAAAGATTAATGAAGAAGGAAACAAAAGTTATTCAAACTCAATTAATGGGTAGATGTAGATTATCCATTGCCGGAGCTGAAATAGGAGTAGATCTTAAGCATCACAAAAATGCTACTGCACCAAATCTTATACATTCATTAGATGCTAGTCTGTTACATATTGCTACAACATCTACCAACTTTCCCATTGCATTGATACATGACAGTGTATTATGTAGAGGGACTGATATGTGCAAGCTATCTAGTCTTGTACGTAAAACATACATGACTCTGTTTGCAGAGCATGAACCACTAACCGACTTCGCCCTAGCAATAGGAGCTGAAGAAAAACCACCGATTATTGGCGACCTTAAACCGGAAGCTGTAATTGATTCACAATATTTTTTCTGTTAATGAGAAACATACACGTAACACCCGAGCCTGTAACCTTAGAAGGTTTCCAAGCTGTGTTAAAGCCAAGCAAGTTTGGCTATTCATTAAAAGCCGTAGTTGGAGAGGATTTAATCTCTAAACTAGAGACTGAAAGAGACGACTGTCTTAAGTGGGCAGAGTCTAAGTTAAAAAACCCAAAGAGATCTACACTAAAGCCTACCCCATGGGAAGAAGTTAGTGATGGTAAGTATCTTATCAAGTTCTCTTGGAGTGACGACAAAAGACCTCCAGTTGTAGATACTGAAGGCACACCAATCAAGGACGTTGATACACCAGTATATTCAGGCAGTAAAGTTAAACTTGGATTTACTCAGAAGCCATACATACTAAGAGATGGCGTAACTTATGGCACATCACTAAAGTTATCTGGAGTACAGATAGTTAGTATCCAGTCAGAGGTAGGTGTTGACACTGGAGACCTTGACGAGCAGGGAGCTGCTGATTTGTTTGGTAGTACATCCGGATTCAAAACATCTGAACCAAATGTAACACCTGACACTACACCTTCGTCAGTAGAAGATGACTTCTAATGACATTCAGATCAGGTCTAGAAGAAAAGGTAGCTGACCTATTAGTAACGTTGGGCGTTGACTATGAGTATGAGGAGACGTCCTACCCTTACACAATCCAACATCAATATACTCCTGACTTTGTGCTACCAAGTAACGGAGTAATCCTAGAGGTCAAAGGGTATTGGGACCCACCATCTAGGCGTAAGATAAGACAAGTAATCAAGGACAACCCAGAGATAGATCTTCGTATGGTATTTCAAGACCCTTACAAACGTATATCTAAAAAGTCCAAGACTACATACGCAAAGTGGTGTGAGCGATACGGAATACTCTGGTGCGCTGCACACTGCATACCAGTTGACTGGTTAAAATGACAGCAGAATTTTTAAGACACGAGCCATGTGAAGTATGTGGCTCCTCTGATGCAAAGGCTGTTTATGATGATGGCAATACATTTTGTTTTAGCTGTCAAACGTTAACACGAGCAGATCACACACATCACATGCCCACCAATGTACAATTCAAAGGATCAGCCCAAAGGCTGCAAAAACGAAGAATCAGTGAAGAAACCTGCCAACACTACAAAGTCTATAGGGATGGAGAACTTTTACGCTTCCCTTATTACAGCAGCGACAAAACACTTCAAGGGTTCAAAACAAAAACAAAATTAAAAGACTTTAAGTATGAAGGTAATACTACTGACACTCTTTTTGGTCAGTCTCTTATTCCTTCTACTGGCAAACGTATCATGGTCTACGAAGGAGAGCTTGATGCACTATCGGGCTGGGAGGCTTACCCCAACTGGGCGCATGTCTCACTTCCTCACGGAGCTGCGTCAGCTAAAAAGGACATACAAAAACAACTTCAGCTTTTTCAAGGTTATGAAGAGATTATCCTTTTCTTCGATAAAGACGAGCCGGGTAACATGGCGACGGAAGCAGTGGCTGCGCTCTTACCGTCTGGGAAAGTTAAGATTGCTCATTTGCCAGACCCGTATAAAGATGCGTCTGACGCACTGCAAAATAATGATGCTGAAGCGATCAGAAAAGCTATCTGGAATGCTTCGCCGTATCAGCCGGATGGAATAGTAGATGGTAAATCACTACTAGAATTAGTAACAAACCCTAGTCCACCTTGCGACTTTGAGTATCCCTTTGCAGGACTGCAACGTATGACTCATGGTTGTAGATACGGAGAACTTACTGTAATCACAGCAGGAACGGGTCAAGGTAAGTCAACGTTGACAAGACAGTTAGCAACTCACTTGTTAAACTTAGGAGAGCGTGTCGGATACATTGCTTTGGAGGAGTCAAACAGAAGAACAGCTCTTGGACTTATGTCTGTAGCTACTGGTAAAGCGTTACACCTTGGAGAACATAGCAAGGAAACATTACAAGAAGCATATGACTACACGCTCAAAGACTGGAATCTCTACCTTTATGACCACTTCGGCAGTGCTGACCCTGATATTATTTACAGTCGTATTGAATATATGGCACTCGCGCTTGAAACGAAAACCATATTTCTGGACCATTTAAGCATATTAATATCTGGATTAGATGGTGACGAGAGAAAGATGATAGACAATACAATGACTAAACTACGTAGTCTTGTTGAAAAGACTGGTATCAAATTATTTTTGGTATCACATGTACGTAGAACACAGACAGACAAGAACCACGAAGAAGGAGCACGTGTAACTTTAGGACAACTAAGAGGTAGTGCAGCAATATCTCAGCTTGCGGACGAAGTTTGGGGACTCGAAAGGAACCAACAAACGGAAGCTGTAGATCAGACTATCCTACGTGTACTAAAAAATCGCTACTCTGGAGAGGTAGGTATTGCATGTCAACTAAAATACAACAAAGACACATGTAAATACGATGAAACTACGGACCCCATTTTCAATCCCAGTACAGACTTCTGAGGTTGAACAACTCAAAAAACCAAACCCACCCACGAAACAAGCAAAGAAAAGAGCTAAGTTTAGGGACAAAACCTATGTCGCAAAACCAAATGCTCATCTTTGATATCGAAACTAACGGACTACTAAATGACGTTTCTGAGGTACATTGCCTTGCCATATACGACGCGCAAAAAGAGGAGACGTTCGTATTTAATAATCAACCTAGTAACACCTACCCGATCACGGAGGGTTTGCATTGGCTCACCGAAGCTGATGTTATTGTTGGTCACAATATTATTGGTTATGATCTACCTGTTCTTCGGAAAATTTATCCTTGGTTTAAGTATGACGGGACTGCTATTGATACTCTTGTGTTATCTAGGAGTTACCATCCAAACTTAATGGAGATAGATAAGAGAAGAAACGTACCAAGAATGCCACTTCAACTCTATGGACGTCATAGCTTAGAAGCATATGGCTACAGACTAGGGGAATACAAGGGGGAGTTTGGAAAGACAAGTGACTGGAGTCAATGGTCACAAGAAATGCAGGACTACTGCGTACAAGATGTAAATGTTACAACTAAACTATGCGAACACTTCCGCCCTTACATGACGCGGATAGGTTAGAACACCGCGTCGCAGAAATACTAACAGAACAAGAAATACATGGATGGACATTTGACGAACAGAAAAGTTTCCAACTTGAGTCACATCTCAGAAGAGAGATGGAAGAACTTACTCAAGTACTTCGGAGACAATTCCCTCTCATTGGAGGAGCGTTGTTCACTCCTAAACGAGATAACTCTACACAAGGCTACATCGCCGGAGCAGAGTTCCAAAGATTAAAAGAATTTAACCCCACTTCACGAGACCACATAGCATGGATTCTGACGACTCATTTCAAAGTCAAATTGAGCAAGATCACCACGACTGGGAAACCAATTATCGACGAGATTACATTGACGGAGATAGATATTCCCTTCTCGAGAGCATGTGCGAAATGTTTGACGATAAAGAAGAAGCTTGGGATGATATCCGAAGGCGTGAACGCATGGAACAGGCTTGTTACGATTAATGGCAGAATCCACCACAACTGCTCGGTTAGTACGAACACATTTAGATGTGCTCATCGTAAACCGAATTTAGCGCAAGTTCCTGCGGATAAAGAATTTAGAGAACTATTTACAGCCAGCCCACGTATGGTAATGGTGGGTGCAGACTTAAGCGGTATCGAACTGCGAATGCTTGCACATTACCTTGGCAGATATGACGGAGGTCGATATGCCGACATATTACTCAATGATGATATACATCAAGTTAACGCTGATAAAATAGGAATCACCAGACGCCAAGTCAAGACCGTGACATACGCATTCTTGTACGGTGCTGGAAACGAAAAATTAGGTATGAGTTATGATAACTCTTTACAACCCAAGGAAGCCCGTAAAAAGGGACAAGAGATTAGAGAGGCTTACGTATCTGCAATCGAAGGACTCAGTGACTTACTGGGAGCGGTTTCAAATAAGGCTACTGCTGGTTACCTCTTGGCATTGGACGGACGAAGGGTGCTGGTCGATAGCCCGCACAAAGCGTTAAACTATCTACTACAATGTAGTGCTGGTATAGTTGCTAAACGTTGGATGGTTATTGCCAACGACTTCAACTTTCATGCTAATCAACTTGCATTCGTGCATGATGAACTACAGTATGAGTGTGAACCGCAAGATGCAGAAAAATTAATGCAACTCTTGGAACAGTCAGCAGTATTGGCTGGCGAATATTACAATTTGCGTTGTCCTATCGCTGCCGAGGCAAAACAAGGCAAAACATGGGCTGAC